GCACCGCCTTTTTTGCCCGTGGCCGTGGGCAGTCACCCCGTGGTCTGCGCTACCGCAGCCACCGCCCCGACTACATTGTTATCGACGACCTCGATGACGACGAACTCTGCGAAAACCCCAACCGTGTGCAGCGCCTCACTGATTGGGTTAAGGAGGCGTTGTTCGGTGCCCTCGACGGTGGCCGTGGCCGCTTTATCATGGTCGGCAACTTGATAGCCAAAAACTCCGTCCTGCAAAACATTGCCCAGACCAAAGGCGTGCAGGTGTCGCAGGTGAATATCTGGGACAAGAACGGCAATGTGTCGTGGGCTGCCAAATGGACACCCGCCGAAGTGCAAGCCATTGAAGACTTCCAGGGCTACCGCTCCTTCCAAAAAGAATATATGAACAACCCCATTGTCGAGGGTGCCGTCTTTCGTCAGGAATGGATCCGTTGGGCGAAGCGCCCGGCGTGGGGACAGTTCCAGGAACTTGTGCTATATATCGACCCCTCATGGAAAAGCACGCAGAAAAATGACTATAAGGCTGCGAAGCTCTGGGGCAAAATCAAAGGTGGCCAGCTCTGGCAGCTCCGGGCATTCGTCCGGCAGGCCACAGTGGCCGAAATGGTGCGCTGGTGTTATGACCTCTACGAATGGGCCGGCACCGCGGGCGTTTCCATAAAATTCTACTTGGAGGCAAACTTCATGCAGGACAACTTAATGAAAGACTTTGCAACCGAGGGTGATCTGCGCGGCTACCAGCTGCCTATCCTGCCCGACAAGCGCAAAAAGCCCGACAAGTTCCAACGTATTGAGAGCAGCGCTGCAAATTGGGAGCGTGGCTTTGTCTTCTACGACGACAGCCAGAAAGACGACCCCGACATGTTGCGCGGCCTTGACCAAACCCTCGCTTTTCAAAAAGGTATGCGCGGCCACGATGATGCCCCCGACGCTGACGAGGCCGCTATTTACCTGCTTCAAAAACATTCCCGTATTTCTAACTTCATGCCGTCTTTTGGTAAGCGGCGTAACGCAAAAAATGTAACATGGTGAAATTTATTAAAAAATTCGTCTGCGCCTGTCTCTTTGAGTGGCGCAAAAAACGTGCGATTAAGCAGGCGCAGGAAAATGCCAACACTCTGCGCCGCAAATTTCTGGTGCTGGTAAAAGACGGACGGCCTGTGGTCGTGTCAATGCAGGGCGTTAAGCAGCTCATTGCCTGCCACCGCTTTGCTAAAGGCTTCACCGCCGAAACAGCCCGCAAAATTGCCATTTATGAGGCCACGCCCCAACCCGTTAAAAAGTAATGCCCTATGTTCCTGACCGATGACGACTACAAGGCTGTGTGCGACGATTTCGAGTTTGAACAGCTCCAGGCACACACCGACATACGCCTCCAGGCTGAAAAGGCAGCCATGGAGAAAATAAGCTCCTACACCCGCGACCGCTACGACATGGCCAAAGCATTTGCCCAGGAGGGCGCGTGCCGCAACCCCATGCTGGTAGATTGCGCCGTAAATATCACACTTTACACCATGGTGCATCGTCTGCCGCAGTCTATGGGCAGCGACCGCCGCGAGCAGCTCTATGAAGATAGCATCAAATGGCTGCGCGATGTGCAGGCCTCCAAAGCCTCCCCCGACATGCCCAAATATGTGAGTGACGACGGCGACACCGACAGCCATAACCCTGTGCGCTTCGGCTCTGCCATTGGCAAAGTAAAAAAATGCACCTGGTAATTACTAACCATTAAACGCTTGTTAAATGAACATTTTACAGAAAATTGGCCATATCTTCACCGGCGAGCACATGTATAGCTCCGACGAAGTGCAGCGCATTGCCGCTTTTGTCAAAAGCAAAGAGGGCCGCCGCCTCACTGCCGAACTGATCCGACAAACCGACTCCCTGACGCAAAAGGACGTGGGTATGTGGCGCCAGGCATGGCAGCAGGCCATTAACGTGGACAACCCCAAACGTCAGAACCTTTACGACATTTACACCGATTGCATGGTCGACCTGCACCTCGAGGGCTGTATTGGCCAGCGCAAAGGCATGGTGCTAAAGCAAAAATTTCGCCTTGTCGGTGCCGACGGCAAAGAGGTGGAAAAGGCCACGGCACTGTTTACCCGCGAATGGTTTAACGATTACTGCTCCTTGGCGCTTGACTGCCGGTTCTGGGGTCACAGCCTTGTGCAGTTCGGCGACATTCTGAAAACCGCCGACGGCCTCACATTCGACGGTGTGGAGCTGGTGCCGCGCAAACACGTATGCCAGGAGCACGGTGTGCTGCTTCGCAATGTCGGTGACGATTGGCGCAGTGGTATAAGCTACCGCGAGGGCGAATTAGCCAACTGGTGCCTGGAAATTGGCAAACCCTACGACCTTGGTTTGCTCTTGAAGTGCGCCCCGCAGTGTATCAGCAAAAAGAACATGCTCGGCTTTTGGGATATGTTCGGCGAAATTTTCGGCGCTCCTATGCGTATAGCCAAAGCCACCACCACCGACGACGCGGAACGCGCCAAAATTGAAAGTGCCCTCGAAAACATGGGCAGCGCCTTTTGGGGCTTGTTCCCCGACGGCACCGAAATAGACATTAAGGAAAGCAGCCGCGGCGATGCTTACAACGTTTACGACAAGCGCGTGGATCGTTGTAACAGCGAAATTTCAAAGGGCATTCTTAACCAGACAATGACCATTGACGCGGGCTCCTCCCTGTCGCAGTCTGAAACCCACCTCGACGTGTTCGAGAATGTCATTGAGGCCGACAAAACCATGCTCGCCAACAATGTGAACGACCACCTGCTGCCGTTCATGCTGGCCCACGGCTTCCCGGTCGGCGGTATGCGCTTCGAGTGGGACGACGCGGCAGCATTCACCCCGTCGGAACAGCGCGAAATGGAGCGCGTACTCCTGGAATATTACGAAATTGACCCGCAGTATTTCACCGACAAATATAACGTGCCCATTACAGGCGTGCGCGAAAAAAAGACACAGCCCGACGCTTTTTTCGAGTAAGCCCCGCGCACACTGCTGAACTGCGCGCCAATTACGGGGCTTTCCATGCAGCTGTTAATATGCTTTATGATGACGGCGGAACGCTGACCCTCGCCGCTGATGACGACGACACACCCACCTTTGACTCCTCCGTCTTCGACGACGTGGCCGACCTGATCTACCGGGCCGGCGGCTTCGACATAAACCAGATTAAAGACCCCAAAGTCCGCAAGCTCATACTTGCAACTGTCGCCGCCATTAACCGCGGTGTCGACGCGCACCTCCCCACCGACGTGCCCGACACTCTGCGCTATGCGTTAGAGGAAAACACGTTTGTATTTTCGGGCTTTAAGACGTTCCACGCTATGCGCGAAATAGGCTTGTCGCTGGTCAATGACAAAGGCGAAATTAAGCCATACGCCGAATTTCAGGAGGACGTGCTAAAGCTCAACAACCGCTATAACCGTAACTACCTATATGCCGAATATAAACACGCCGTTGGCACCAGCCAAATGGCGGCCAAATGGGCAGCTATGGAGCAGGACGGCGACCGCTACCTGTTGCAGTACCGCACGGCAGAGGACAACCGCGTGCGCGAAGACCACGCCGCTATGAATGGCATAACGCTGCCACCCTCCGACCCGTTCTGGGATAAATACTACCCACCGAACGGCTGGGGCTGCCGTTGCACCGCCGTGCAGGTGCGCCGCGGAAAGTATGCCGAAAGTGACCCCGCCCACGCCATGCTCCTGGGCGATAACTCAACCGAAGCGGCAAAGCAGCAAATGTTCCGCTTTAACCCCGGCAAACAAATGAAACTGTTCCCGCCAAAGCATCCATATTACAAAGCACCCGAAGCTGTTAAACAGGTGGTCGACGATATGGCAACAGAGCATGAATTTGAATATATACGCCGCCGCGTTAAGGAAATACGCGAATATATGGCCGACCACCTCTCCGACCCACTTGTTAATGAGGGCTTATCCGCTACTGCTTACATGTCCAATCGCTCGGTTAAAGAGTTTACCAACCAACCGCACAAACATATAAGGGCGAAAAATGAGCTTTTAATGAATATTCGAAAGGTTTATAAAGCAGCCCGCTACCTTGGTATAAACCCCACTTATATAAAGCCGGGTATTGTCGCTTCGCACATTCTTGAAATTGAGCTGTGCGGAGAAAAGTCATGGCTTGTGGTGCGCGAATATGACGATGGGTCTTTGAACCTTTACAGCTGCTCAGATAATCCCAGAATTGCAATAGGCCTTATTAAAAAATGAAAGCCCCAACTGCGCGGCGCGGAACTACAATCCGCGTTAAGCAGTCAGAGCTTTCGTTTATGCAAAGTTATTAACAATTTTCGGAAACACAAAGTTTTAAGAAATTTTTTTTGCTGAATGTTAGACCCCGCACAACTCAAAAAGGACATTATTAGCGACATGAGGGTCGAACTGCACGACGAATTCGACCGCAACTTCACCCGCAAAGCCTTTTTTACGAATAAGTGGAAAA